TCAAATACACGATTTAGCAGCGTTACCCCAAGGGTTTCCAATTCCTTTACTGGCTGCATATACTTTAACGCTGGACCCGCCACGGTCATCGTTATCTATTAGAGCCATAGATAGCACACCAAACAAATCATCAGCCGCCGATATTTTATATCCGGTTTCTGTTTCAATACTATTTGCTTGAGGATGAAGGTTTTGCCACTTCGGAGCCAAACACTTGTTAATTTGGCCTGCATTTTTTGAAGAGTACGCCATATAAACAGGCTCACCTTTTTGTAAGGAGTTCGCACTACACCCCACTAAACCAAATGCAACCAGAAATAAAATCGTCAGTTTCATGTCAATTCTCCTTTTGATTTGGAGAAATATTATCACAGAGATTTATAACGTAATACCTTCATCGTTCTCTCCTGCCAGTAGCCGCCATAAGGAACACGCTGGCTAAGATGGCCGTACAGGTGATGAAGTAGAATGTTTCCTTCGAGCAGAATCCCCGCATGGTTCCACTTATTCGCCTGCACCTGCATGATCACCATGTCTCCCGCGCGCGGAGCACCGCTGAACTCCCGGAAGCCGCATTCATACCAGCAATCCTGATAAAAATTTTCAGGGTACTGATCCTCCCACCACGGATAGTCCACCCGATAATCCATCAGTTCAATTCCGTGGGTTTGCCGGAAATAGCTCATTACCAGCCCCCAGCAATCGAAATGCCCCAGCACGAACGGACGCTCCAGCAGGGGCAGCTCACCGCGGGGCTGGATGGTACGAAGGTCTGCTTCCGGCCAGCTTACAATATGCCAGGGTAAAAGGGTTGCATCGCACTGGGCTTTATCCAGTTCGCTTGGCTGGGTGGTGGCGTCAGGATGGCTGTGAACAACCGCTATTACAGTCCCCCAGTCTTCGGCGGCGGCATAGTCCTCTGGTGACAGGTGAAAATGCTCCTCAGGATTTACGGCCAGATTACGGCAGGGATAATAGCGCTCCACCCGGCTTTTCTGTGCAATCACCCCGCAACATTCGCGAGGATACTCCGCAGCTGCATGAGCCAGGATGGCATCAAGCGTCTTTTGTCGCATGTCAGCTCCTGATAAGAGAGGTTCCCGGGAAACCGCCAAAAGGCAGCTCGTTATCGGCACCATGCCGTAACTGGCAGGCAGTCAGCGTCCCATTGCATTCATCGCGTGAAGGATCGCTTACCGGATTGTTATTTTTATCGAAGTACAGGGTACCGGCATAATCACATCCATCCCCTGAGCGATATTTATTACGGATGCACCACGAACAAAGAGAATGTAGCTGCCGGGTGGGGATCATCAGCCCCTGCAGGTCCATTGGGCTTGTCAGAATGAACTCAACCACCTCGTTGGTCTCACTGCTCTTCGCATCGATATAAAATATCTTCAGCTTTTCCTGGGTTGGGTCGGCTGTTGGGTTGCCTTCTGAATAGTTTCTGGCATCCAGGTAATGCGCCAGCGTGTCATGGATCGTCACTTTCGCCTGCAGCATATCGTCGTAAGCCAGGCACAGGGCTGTGATAGAACTGTCCAGGTTAGCGACCGACAGCTTAGGCTTGGCGTTGCCACTACTGGTGGACGCTTCTATGCCGGAAATCTGGCAGGGCCAGGCTTTATATTCCTGTCCCTGCCACCAGATGGATTTGGCGGGTAGCCTGGTCTCATCCCCGCCCGCTGCCTCAATTTCCGCTGGCGTATGCGCAATATTGTGGGAGTGGAAACGCATAACGTCTGATACCCCAAAGCCGGTACCGTCAACTTCAAAGAGACGGACCTCACTACCCGGCTCCAGTTTCTGATAATCACGATTAAGACTCATGGAGCAAAGGCCTGTTCAAATGTGGCTGAAATGTACATTACGGTTTTTCCCTTCACCACTTTCTGCAGGCTGTCAGCTTCAACACGCCACAGCGCCAGCTCTCCGAACGGAGGCTGAAAAGAAAATGACTTCGTCTTGTGCCGCCTGAGAAAAGCGTAAATCTGCAGCCCTTTATCCGGTCTTCCGGTAAAGGAATATTCATAGGTTAACGTCTCGTCATTGATTCCCGATCCGCTGACCTGCGTGTACCCGTCACCAAACTGGGCTTTCCGGATGGTGTCTTTGCTTTTCGTGGTTGGCTGACTGGCCGACTGAATGGGCCAGGAGAATTTCTCGATAGCCATTAGCGCCTCCCGTTGTTCAGATTCCAGATGATTCCGCCAGGTTCGCTTTCCCGGGCGATCCCCTCCCGGATAGATCGGTCAACCACCTGCTGATAGGCCCTGCCGGCTGCGTCACTACTCGCCTGACTTGACGACGAACTCTGTTGGGAAGGGGTAACCGTGACGGGAGCATAAACACTCACCCCCAGAGGCGTGGCGATGCCCTTACCACCTTCCACAAGGCCACCGCTGGCATATCCCCGCATCAGGCTATACAGGTTTCCGACGCCGATCCGGCTGGTCGCCTCTTTGGTGAAGACAAATTCCCCCCGGTGGACAATACCGGCCGGGTCGTTTTTGCCGCCGTAACCCGTAAATCCGCCAGTGGCAAAACCAAGAGCTGTAGAGGCGGAGTCAACCACCCCGACCATGGCTTGCTTCACGAGGATCTGCGCCATCATCGACAGAATGGATTTTGTGAAATCTGACCATTTTCCTTTACCGGTCGTAAGCATGTCGGCCATGCTCTGTCCGATTCCGTCAAACGTGGCGGCGGCCAGCGATTTCACCTGCCCGTAGGCATCGTCAGCAGAATCAACATAGTCAGCCCAGGCCGTTTTGGCGCCAGCCTGCCAGTTCTGGCGGAGGGCGTCCTGTTCACCATAGTAATTCCTGAGCGCATTCAGTTCGTTCTGGTACTGCTGATCCCCTTCATTACCCCCTGCATTTTTCCAGCCCTGCAGCAGCTGCGCTTCCTCAAGGCGACGCTGGGTCTGGCGGCTGCTCATACCCGCACTTTCTGCCAGCGCCCGTGTTTTCTCGCTCATCTGAGTTACGTACTTCTGCGAGGTATCCTGCAGTCGATTGAGGCGCTCCTGGGTAACAATCTGATCGCCGAGCCTTGCATTGATTTCCGCCTGGGCGAGCACCTTGTCCTTGCTGGCGAGAAGGGATTTTTCATCATCTGTTAAGTTGCGGGTTTTGGCGGCCTGCTCAAGAACCGTAAATCTGGCCTGCTCTTTCCATAGTTGCTGGCGCTGCTGGCTGATTTTGTCGTTGATTACAGAGTGCTGGCGTAATACCTCCAGCTGGGTTTGCAACTCGATGGTCTGAGCGCTGGTATTGTCGGTAAGTTTCGTCCCGCCCGGCGTCCTCGTTTTCGTCGGCTTCTTAAGCGAGTCCTCATATTCTTTTTTCGCCGCGGCCAGATTGATGTTGTAATCAGCCTGGAGAATCCGCCCCTCTTTTAACGCTTTATTCAGTTCGTTCTGGCGATCGGTGTACTTCTCCAGTGCCGTCTGCGTTTTGCTGTAATTCGCCTGGGCCTGTTGTGCGTACTTGAGGCGATCGGCTTCCAGTCCTGCCTCACGACTGGCATTTTCCTGGGCGAGTTGAGAATTGCGGGCCTGTTGCTGAGCCATGTCCAGCGCCTGGCGGGCAGTCTCACGGTCATTCCAGAAGCGGGCGCGCGCGTCATCGTTGACATAACGATCACCCTTACGCAAATTCCAGATTTCATCCGCCCGCTTAAAGGCCGCCTCTGCCTTACTCAGCATTTCCTGAGAGGTATCCGGCCTGCCGATATCCAGTGCCGCATCCCACATGGATTTGAATGCTTTTTTAAGGGAATCTGCGGCGGATTCAATCGTGCCCATGTTGTCGCGGATGCTGGCAGTCTGCTTGTTGAACCCGGTCGTTGCTGCTTCGTTTGCCGCCTGCAGTGCTCCTGCTTCATTCCCTGCGCGCTGCAGAGCGGCAACATATGCAACCTGCTCAGCCGTGACGTTGTGAAACTGCTGCGCCATCGCCAGCAGCCCTGACGCCGGATCATTGGCCATGCGCCCAAATGCTTCAGCCACCTTATCGACCGGCAGACCGGATGCATCCGTAAATTTCGCAACCGAGATCGCAAGCTCTTCGAAGTTTGCACCCGCGTGAACGCCTGCAGTTACAAGCGCGGTCAGCGCCTGACTGGTCTGGTTAAATGTAAGCCCCGCTTTTTCTCCGGCCGCTGCAATGGTCTGCATGCGAACAGCTGTGAGACCAGCAGTATTACCGGTCAATGTCAGCGTTTTATTAAATTCTGAGAGCGTGCTCGATCCCTGATAATACGAATACATCAGCGCTGCGGTGCCAGCGGCGAGTGCCCCGACTCCGATCATGGTTGGTGAGATCGTTCCCAGCAAAGCACTGAACATGGGCCGGAGACCACCAAACTGGTCCTTAATTTGTCCGCCCTGCTGGAGCATGATGAGCCAGGGGCTTTGCCCACCAGCCAGCTGCGTCGCGATGTCAGTAAACTGCGCAGGTAGGGTTCGCATCGCGGCACTGTACTGGCCTACAGAAATCCCGGCTCGTTTTGCGGCCAGCTCCTGCTTCGAAAATGCCTGCTGAACCTGTAGGGCGGCATCGTTGGCCGCTTTACCCGTCCCCTTCAGCTGCTTATTTACGTAATTCACCTGTTCGGTAAATTTAGCCGAATCAACGTCAAGGTTAACGACCAGATCACCCACTGACTGTGCCATAGCGCACTCCTCCCAGGCTTTCCGCCACAGACATCATTACATCATCATCCATCGGTAAATTTTTCGGCTCAGGCGGGTTCAGGAGGCTGAAATTAAGCGGGGTTAGTTCAGTATCCGGGCACATCAGAGACACAACCAGATGACTGAGCCGGCAGAAATGCGCATCCAGCAAATCGTTTTCAAAATACTGCTGCTCATAATAACGCCCCCACTCAGCCAGCTCAGTCGAAGACATGCCGGCAAGCATCGCGCGCCAGTCCGGGCGCCGGAACTCACGCGCCAGTTTCATCACAAAACTCAGCTCACCGGCTAACGCTTTTCCGCGCTCACTTCCTCATCCACAGCAGCGCGGTCTTCGTTTTCCTCACCGCTGGTCAGCTCTGGCTCCTGTAGAGGCAGCATGTCAGAGAGATTTTTAACGAAGTGTTCTCCGGCACCAATCATTGCTGGCGACCACCCGGAGAGAACTTCATGGTGCAGAGAATCAACATTCTTTGAGGTGTCTCCCTGCCACAGTGACATCGCGATCAGCCGGGCACCACGCCGGATATTGCTGGCAACCCGTAACGGTAGATAACCCTCTTCCCCTTCGTCTTTTGGCAGGGATTTCTCATCCAGCGCCAGGTATTGCAAATGCTCGATACGTTGCAGCGCGGACAGCTCAAACAACTCAATGGTGTTGCCGTTAAAAGTAAATGGCTCTGATTTCAGAAAACTCATGGGATGCTCCAGTAAAAATGACGGGGCAAGCGCCCCGCCGGTCAGGAAACGGTGACAGGGCAGATCGCGACTTTCAGACCATCGTTCATCATCACGATAATTTCAGCAGTACCTGCAGCAACACCCGTCACAGTCAGTACGTTACCGCTGGCGGTTACAGTCGCTTTAGCCGGATCAGACGAGGCTACACGGAAGGTTTTATCAGTAGCACCGGAAGGCGTGACCGTAACATTGATTGTGTTTTTAGCGCCGACAGCAACCGCAAGGGTAGACTTGTCGAGCGTTACACCGGTGACGGCCACGGCCGGGGTACGGCTTTCTTCTGCCAGCGATGGCTTGCCGTTGTTGCTGATCTTCACGCTACGGGTGATGACCTCTTTCGCCGGGATCGTTTTACCGAGGCTGCTTACCCAACCCTTAAAGACGTCAATCGTCCCGTTAGGGTATTTAATTTTGTAGGCGCGCACATCGCCGTTATAGAACCAGTCCACCAGAGATTGCTGCCCTGATTCCCCCGGCTTCCACGCCAGGGTGAAACTAGCCTCACCGGCTGACTTTTCCCCCTGCGCTGTATTGGCCCAGTCCGCGTTCGGATCGTCAAGGTAGGTGTCGTCATAAGACTCGGCTGTCAGTTCACCTGGCGTCAGGTCTTTGATTTTGGCAGTGCGGGTCCAGTCAGTGTCGCTGGTCGGGTTGGCATAGGGATCGCCTGTGCCTGTGTAAATCCAGAACGTTGTGCCTGAACCTTTTACGGGTTCAAGCGGGCTTGGAGTTGGCATGATTACCTCACATTACGTATGAAATTGAGTATTTGAGATCAGCCGATCCCCACGTCGCCATTTCGTCATCTCGCTGATAGTCATAGCCCTGAGCAGACATGGTTTCGATTAAGGGGGTAAGGCCGGGGAGTGCATTGAGCTGTGGATAGATTTTGCTTTCCATCCAGGTATCGAGCGCGGTATCCGTTTCGCTCGCTTTCAGGAACACCTCGATATGAAGCGTGGCGCGCCAGATATCTTCGTCGATTGATTCCTCCGTGGACTGCGCGTCAGTGATATAGACGGCGACAGCCGGGAGATCTTCGGACTCAAGTACAGCGGGACGGCCGTCAGACCACGTGACAGGGTCAGTAACGCCCGCTTTCAGGGCATCCAGCACCGCCTGGCGGATCAGGGGATGTTTCATTTGGTCAGAATTATCCTCAGTTGGTTGCGTAAAGCCGCTGAGAGTTCTTTTGGAAGATCGGTGGCAGTCAGGCGGGTGCTTTCCTGTTTAAAGGCCTCAGTCAGTGGCGCTGCCAGAGGAATGCTCACCACCTCGAGCGGGTAGCGGCTTTTGGTGGTTCTCCGCAGGACATGCCAGCGCCCGTTTTTGAGCTGCTGAATGAATCCGCCCGGGAAGCGAAACCGCCCGATGACCAGAACGCTTCGGACACCGGCCTTGTCACGTTTTCGCCGGGAAAGACGCACGCTGGCCACGCCCAGCTTGATCGCCGGGAGGTTGCCCCGGTTGACCCGAATAGTGGCCTGCGGTTTACGTACCGTGGCTTTCTTCAGGCGTGCACGCTGATTGACGAGTTTTCGCTGCACCCGGGTTTCCTTCGCAACCTGACGGGTGCTGCGGGAGATGGCCCGGGTGGCCACACGGTTCACCGCCTGAGAGGATGCACGTGGCACAGCGGTTTTGCTGATGCTTTCCAGGTTAGCGATCGCCTGTTCGAGCCCTTTAATGGACATAGAGCCTCCATTACTCAATCCAGATCTGTGGCTTACCGTTGAACAACTGCTTACGGGTAACGGTGTAGTCCTGGCCTTTCCAGTGAATGGCATCGCCTTTGCGTGGCGACACTGCCGGGGAGAACACCACCAGTGACAGGCCATCCCCCACCAGCGGCCCCATTTCTGCGACAAACTGGCTTTCTACAGCATCAAAACTGGCACCGTTGATCGTGACCTTATCCGCCATCAGATTGACGGTGGCCGCGTCCATACGGGCCACCATCGCGTCGAAGGGGTTAGCCATTGAGCTTAACCAGTACGGCGGCGACGTTCGCACCGGCAGCCTGCCAGGCTTTCCCGGCCGGTGTCGCGCCGGTGGCCTCCAGTTGCACTTTCCCGCTTTTGAAGTACACGGTCTTGCCCTGGGCGATATCATCCGCCGCCAGCTTCGGCAACTGAACGACGCCACTGGTGAGGCCCGTACCAGTTTCGCCGACGGCAATATCAGCGATAGCGATCGCCAGAACATCCCCCACGGCAACCGGCGTGCCACTGGCGATCACCGCCGACCCCGAGTTGGTCAAATCGATAGTGTGACCATCCTGTACGAAATTCTTCATGAGCTCTCCGTATGGCCCCTGCCGGGGCCATGTTGCAGATATAAAAAAAGCCCTTACGGGCCGGTTCAATGTCGGGGTGATTACTTACCGGATGATTTCGCCAGACCGCGATAATCCAGCGGCGCCACACCGGCATCGATGCGGACTTTCGTCGCAACACCATCAGTGGTGAAACCTTCCTGCTGGTCGATGTACGGGGCATCAATGCCATTGAGGTACGCCACTTCGATGGTATCGGTGCCCTGTGCGGCAGCCAGATACCAGGCCGCCGGGTCGGCGTCATCCAGACGCGCTTCTGCGATCACTTCGGCAAAGTTCTGCAGCGGGTTCACCACGCCGGCATTGATATCAGCCCCTTTCACGCTTGCTGACTTAATGGTCTGGCTGGCTAATGTTTCCAGACCCACCGGAACCAGCATGTAGGCCGGACGAATGTTCAGGGCGCGCTCGCCCTCTTTCTGCTTGCGCATGTTCTGGCGGGCCTTATCCAGGCTGTCAACGCTGATGGCGCCAGCTGAAAGGTTGGCATGGTCAGCATGGAAGAGCGCCTTGCCATCTGAAAGTTTCCCGTTACCGGTCAGCACGGCGTAGACCAGGTCACCGATTGTCGCTTTCGCAGCGCGGCCCATCTTCATCGGAACGTCAGTCAGCTGGTTCAGGTCATCGTTGATAATGGCCTGGCGGGTGATGGAGAAGATCTCACCGTAAGTGGCCAGCGCGATGGTTTCACCCTTATCCTGCGTCGTGATGTACTTATACTCCGCGCCCTCTCGCACCTGACGCAGGGACGGGAAGCCGCCCATGCCGACGCGATGCGCCGTTTTGAAGTCAGACAGCTGGCCTTTTTTGGTCCAGAGTTCAAAGGTCTCTGCCGCTTCATCCCAGCCCTGCAACAGCGCTTTGTTGGCGACATCGAGCAGGATATTGCCAAAATCGGAGTTGCTGTGCGTCAGCGCAAAACCAACCATCTGCATCGGGTTGTAACTGGAGACCCCGATGCCGCGCTCGGTCAGGGACATGCGGGCGTATTCGCGCAGCGTCATACCGTTATAGACGTTGTCACGCTCAACATTTTCATAACCGGCACGCGCCATCAGCGCCTGGCGGATCCCGTCGCCAACAAAGTTACCGTTCCCGGCATACACATGGGCCTGCCCCTGCGTAGTGGTGTTGGACGGCGTGGCATTTTTACCGAGCTCTGCCAGAAGAACATCTTTCGCCTGGCTGACCGAGCACTCTGGATCGGCAATACATTTAGCCTGCAGTTCCTGATGCTTTCCGCCGAACATGGCGAAGAGATCCTGAATACCGTTCACGCGTGCCTTTTGCTCCGCAATAACCTGCGCACGGATATCTGTTTCGCTGGCACCTGCCGCCGGAGCCGGCTGGGTGGCAGTTGGCTGCTGTGTTTCGCGCGTAGCGGTATTGCGCGGCGGGGTGACCATGTTGCGAATGCTGTTTGGCATCTTTTCAAATTCCTCAATACGTTTCGAATGGATGCAGGCCATTGCCTGCAAGGATGGTGTGACCTGGTCAGCGAAGCCCAGCTCCAGACATTCAGTGCCGGAGAGCCAGGTCTCATCCTCCAGCATTGCCGCAATTTCTTCGGTGCTTTTGCCCGTCTTCTGCGCGTATGCCGGGATCAACACCGACTCCACTTTGTCGAGCAGGTCGGCATAGTCGCGCATGTCATCAGCATCACCACCCGCAAAACCCCACGGCTTGTGGATCATCATCATGGTGTTTTCCGGCATGATGACCGGGTTTCCTACCATGGCGATAACTGATGCCATTGAGGCAGCCAGACCGTCGATATAAACGGTGATCGCCGCGCCGTGGAATTTCAGGGCATTAAAAATGGCGATACCGTCAAAGACATCGCCACCAGGGGAGTTGATATGCAGTTTGATGTGAGTGACGTCGCCCAGCGCCTTAAGGTTTGCGACGAACTGCTTCGCCGTTACCCCCCAGTAGCCGATCTCGTCGTAGATATAGATCTCAGCTTCGTTTTCCGAACTGGCCTGCATACGGAACCAGCTATTTTTTGCCTGGGCTTTCGGGCGGTTCTTTACCCGGTTTTTCTTCCTGGACACGAGTGTCTCCTTTGTCATTTGCCGGGTCGGTATCAAACACCAGCCCCTGTTTACGGTTCTCGTCAACCTCCGCCTTACGGCGGCGCTTAACATCATCAGGATTTGCGCCGCGGGCGCGCACCCATTCACTCTCTGTCGCAGCACCGCCACGCAGCAGAATTTTCCAGGCGTTCGCCTCTTTGACCGGGTCAATCCAGGGCATAACGGGCCCGGAGAACACGGCGCTAAAGAGCGTGGCTTTATCGACATTTTTCGGGACCGTGATCTCGCCTGAAGCAATCGCCATCCTGAGCCAGGCCCGGTACATAGGTCGTGTGATCGCAGCGATGAATGCGTCCTGAAGAATGAAATAGCCTTCGGTTGACTCCACCAGCTCCTGGCGCTGCGCACTGTATGTCCCGTCATAGTTGCGGGCAATACTGGAGAAGCTACCGCGCGAACCGGCAGCCACAGCACGGAGCTGCCCGTTACGGAAAGTTTCGAGGTTGGGATTTGGTCGGTCTGACTTGATCATGCCGATGTCTTCACCCGGGCGGAGATCGTCAAACAGCATGCCGGGTTCAATGTTCAGCTCCCGGGAGCCCTGCGCACTATCTTCCGGATAGGATTGACCATCGCCTTTCTTGATGAACATGCCCAGTGCCGCTGCAATGCGGGCAGCAGTCAGTTCAGCGTCCTCGTACTCCTTCAGCGCCGAAAGACGCATCAGCACCCCGGCAAGCAGTGAGTTACCCCGGATTTGATGCAGGCGGCGCATGAACTTCAGGTGAAGCATGTTCTCCGCCTGAATATCCTTGGTATCTCCCTGGCGCATGCCTTCCGCCGGCAGGTTTTTGTAGACCATGTATCGGGTCGGGCGGCCCCAGTCATTCAGGTAAATGCCCTGGCACAACTTCTGACCCGGCTCTGTCCGCTCCATCGGCACAAAATCCGGTTCCAGCGCCTCAATCCAGAAAGGAATGTCTGCCACAGGCGACAGACCGTTCCCGGTGCCACTGACCAGCTGCGCGAACACCTCGCCGTCACGTAACCAGGTCCGGCACATCAGGCGCTCAAGCACTGGTCGGGTGAACTGCCCGGTAACATCGGGAGAAACGGACCACTCCGTCCATTTGGCGCGGATCTGTGTAGCAAGGTCAGTAGCGATGCCCCCGTTACTCATCAGGGGCTGCGGCTCCACGATGATGCCTTTTGCCCCCACAATGCGCTCTTCGAGTTTATCAAGGATGCCGATCACCAGATCGTGGTTACAGTCGAGCCACCGGGCTTGTTCGCGCAGCGATCGCCCGCCGAATTGCGTCAACTGATTCGCGGAGCGGTTTTCGCGTTTTGCCCGGTGCGTCCGGGTAGGAATGACAGCCTCATATGCCTGGATCATCAGGCGCGACTTCAGGCGCTCCGCTTTCCAGCCCGGGGAAAACATGCCTATCAGATTATCCAGGGCGCTCATCGCGGGAACCTCGCCAGTTTAAACGAGCCACCCCTGCCCGTTGCGGCAGCCGCGGCAGCAGCCTCTTTTCGCTCCCACTCCTGGCGGCCCTTCCGGATCTCACTCAGGTTCTCCATGGTCATCTGCTGACCATTAAACGTGATGGACTTGCCCTGCAGGACCGCCATTTCCGCTTCGGTATAACGGCGGACCATGTCCTGAATATCATTGAGATTCACACCCAGCCTCCTGATGATGATGACCATGCCGATTCACGGGCTGGCTTCGTAGCCTTTGGCTCTGATACTGGCGGTTTTGCAACCGGCGGCGGTGCCACTGGAGGCGCGTCTGGCGATGGCTCAACCACCAGATAACTCTCCCGGCGCGCCCACACAGGCGCATCAGGCCACTTAATTTTTTCGTAACCATGAAGAATGACCAGGGCATGCGCGTAAACCATAAGGTCAAACGCTTCGTTAGCCCCCTTACCAGGCTTCGTCCATTTCCCATCAGCTGATCGCTCCTCATAGGTCAGTTCGTCGTAAAACCACCCTCCCAGCCAGTCAGGGAAATGCACGTAGTTCGGCCCCGGCACATCGCGCCACAGCGCGTTATTGATCCGGTCTTTCAGTGCGTTGGTCTGGAGAAGGTAGAGAGGGACATCACCGGCCGCCTTCGCGCGCCGGGCAGAACGCCCGGTGTTATCCGGGTAGGTTTTGGTAATCAGCTTCGCCCGGGTCTGGCTGTCACCCTTGAAAAGCCAGACTTTGCGCTGCAGACCGTCACGGCGACAGCGCCGCCAGAACTCATAGGCATTGTCGGTAACGCCATCTTCACCACCGGAGTCGACGGCCATGGCCATGAGGCTCATTCGCTTGCCCGGTTCGCCATCAAGCGCCCAGGTTTTCTCCAGCACATCGGTGCGCAGCAGATCCCAGTCCTCCGGGTAGCTGGCAGGATCGATGTGGTAGCTTTCACCATCGGGCGTGGTGCGCATCGACTGCATGATGTTGTACCGGTCAACCACCCACCGCTCGCCGTGGGCGCCGTAGCCAACAACCTGCACCACAAATCGCCGGTTTTTACCGCCCTGAACATCGACGGTCGCCACCAGGAAGTTGACGCCAGCAGGCACGCGCCGCCGTTCAACCGGTTCGGCGCGCTGCAGCAGTTCGTCACCTTTGCGTTGCTCAATACTTGAGCGCGGGAGATACGGGAGTCCCCAGTCGGTGTTAATGACCGTCTTCAGCGTTTCTTCGCTGCCGGTCGCCTCGTACTCCTGTTCAGCGGTCAGCAGTTTGTAAACCAGTTGGGCCCAGGTCTGATATGCAGCTGCCGGGCCTTCCATCCAGAACGATGCGATACGCGACCGCCGCCCGGTGCCCGTTATTGTTCCGCTGCTGTCGATCTGCTGATCCTCACGCAGCCAGACACCTTTCATATTCAGGGAACGTTTCTGGTCGGCGGTGATCACCCCGGAGCAGGAAGGGCAATGGATGCAGGCCGCTTCGCTGGCCTTTACCGGATCGCTGATTTCCCGGTAACCGGTCATCGCCGTCATCTCAGGCTGGAAAAACTCACCACAATGCGGACATGGCCAGTACCAGCGCCGGCGGTCGCCGCGGTTGTACAGTGACAGAATGCCGGTTGTTGGCGGGGCTTCATGCGCCGAGCTCCGGCGCCACTTCGTATCGCGGATGTCCCGGCCTGGGGAACTCTCCACCAGCGTCATGCCGGACGACATAAACGTGGTGGTACGCTTGGAGGCCAGGGAAAATGCATCACCTTCCCCGTCGATATCCTCCGGGAAGCGGTCATAATCGGTCAGGGCGACGCACTTGTAATCCGACGAGGACATGATATTGACCGACGGCCAGCCTATCTTGAGATAGTTACCCGCCCTGAATGTCCTGTCGTAAACGTTATTATCGTTCCTGCGGGGACTCAGACGGGTTGCCACTTCCGGACTGCAACGGAACGTGCGATCCAGTCGTTTCTTCGAGTGCTCGCGGGCCTTTTCCTCTGTCATCTGAATGATCAGCATGTCAGACGGGTCGCAGACCACGTTATAAACTACCCACCCATCAATCAGGCCAATCGTCTTCCCGGTTCGCGCCGGGCCGACAAACACCACTGCGTCATACTCGCGCGACGCCAGGCAGTTCATTGGCTCGAGTACATACGGAGCCAGGTTCGGATCCCAGGGAACGGAGTTACCGGCACCCATTGGCACGCGCATAAATTTACTGACTGCATCGGCCACCAGCATGCGGCGTGGGGCACGAAGTATTCCAGGGACATCCTTTCGGATCCCCCGGGCAGATGCCCGCTTCGCCATCAGTCCTCCTCTGGCTCATCCTCCTCCGGTTCTGCGTCCAGCACGCGCTGCGCAATCTGGTCGCGAAGATCGTCAATCACACTCTGCACGCGGCTGACAGCTGCGGGGTTAAGCGCGCAGTCACGCTCCAGAATATCCGGCAGCGTTTCCAGCACCTGCACCACAGCTTTTGCCATGACAGAAAATTCACGGGCCACCTCATCAGCCGGGATTAACTGACCGGTATCCTGCTCGAATTTGAGCCGCTCGTTTTCCGCTTTCCAGTGGGCGAGCCTGTCCGAGGGCGTCATATCTTCGGCGCTGGACGCGACGACGGGCGCCATCAGCTCGGTCAGCACATCGGTGATGAGATAGAGTTTGAGTTTGTTGTTGCTGCCCAGTGCAGGCTCGACTTGCTTAAGCCTGGCGGCAACGGTCTGGCGATGAACGCCGGTGATCCCTGCCAGCTGATTGATATTCAGCTTCAGGGTGGAGAGCTCCTGGTCCATGATGGTGAACACTTTTTGAACGATTCGACATCATTGCAAAATGGCATTGATAAAAATCATACAGTTATGCACATGATGATGATGACCCTGGATCACGAAAACTAGCCGTTTTCCGCGTGCCCGCCGCCTCGTGGCAGGCCACCCCTCCGGGAGGACCCAAACGATAATGATTATCACTTAATGACAAAATGGCATTATTTAGACGTCTAAACGTCCATTTACGCCATTTTTTCGTGTCAGAAGCCAAGGCGGACGCGCCCCTCTGGGTCGTTTGGATTGGTGGTGATCCATGCAGTACCAGCCAGGGCATTATCATCCGTCCCGTCCTTCTGGCTGCTGGTTAGCTTGCCATCCTTCGTCAGCCAGAGGCGAGCGCCACGCTGCCATGTCTCACCTGCAACCTTCGGCAATACAAACACACCGGTCATCATCAACTCACCGTCTGAGTCCACTGCAACATCATGCTGGGCTATGCCGATAATCGCACCGACAATGACCGGCTGACCCGACAACACAGCCTTTGTTGTCCCGTTGTGCCAGTCCATCGTATTGCCGTCTTGATAATAGTTCTTTGCCATTTTGATTTACCTATAAGAGTTCATAAAAAAGCCCCGACACGGCGAGGCTTGTTTTTATCCCCGATAGGGTATATTCCCGATTTATCCGCTACAGCCATTACGATGGGGCTTCCCACGGTGATGGCAATAAAAAACCACCAGCTAATGCCAATGGCTTAATGAGGGTGTTGAGCAATACTGATTTCGGGTACACGCGATTGAGATTAGTCTTAAAGCCAGAGGCGGTCGCTTGTTGTTGACAGCTTATTTGCCAGCATTAAAAGGAGTTAGAGGTAGGGCTCCTGTAACAACAGGGGGATCTACAGGAGGAAAGAGCACTGATACCACGTTGTGTAGTTCAATCATAAGAACGAACAGTAAGTAGACTCGTTTGCCCTCAAGAAGAGGGCAATTTTTTATTCTCGTTAAGCCACATCCTTAAGGTTAAATTTCGACGTTATGATGTCACTGCGCATAATAATGGCAAAAAAAAGCCCCTGAATTTTTACAGGGGCTTTTGGCATATGGTGCCGGGTGCCTCCCGGTGAGCCTTTGGGTTAACCACCCGTGACCCGCTGCTTCAGACTTTCACGATGAGCGCCAGTGAAGAAGAGTCATCAGGTTAATTAGCCCCACCGCTTAGGGGGATTCACCATAGTTTGATGTTAGCGGAAATATTCTCACCAACCTGTTTCATTTCCGTAAAAGCTCGCTTGCAACACAAAATTTCTTTTTAAAGCCAGGTTTCAACTACTTTACAGAAATTTATTCACTGCATTTACAACTTCATCACGCGAAAGCTCCCTGTCAGAAGCGACATATATTTCAATCTGATCGCCCGTAATTGAGTGAATGCCTGCAAGTGATATTGGCAAATGCATTTCTTCGCCACCAGGATAATTTCTCGCAATCGTAGTAACACCCTCCAGAGTCTCAACGACCTCTGCAGGGCTTGAATTAAAGAAGACCAGAACCTTTTTCATAGATTTGCCTCAATCCCGTCATACGTCTGTCTTAAGGCAAACGTGTTTTTGACATCGCTAAACGCTAATTTTTAGAAAAGGCCATGCAAATGCATGGCCTTTATAAGTACCGCTCATCGTTCAAGTCTTGATGCTCCGGAGCCACCCGGGAGAGCAAGGACTGAATGCTAACCGATACACCAGTCTGAATGACTATTCAGATAAGGTGGGTTGAGTCTATACGTTAAAAAAAAATAAAAACTCAAAAAAAAGGAATGGTTGTATTTATACCGCAGGATGGAACATATATTGGCATATATGCTTCCGCTATAGCATATTGCTCTGCTTTTTTGCATGAAGATATTTTTTAAGCCAACCCACATATGTATTTTGCTATTGGGAGTCCGGATATTCATTTCACAGCGTTGTACCAGGCCTGCCAGCGGTACTTGTCAAGGCGCAGCTGGCGCAGGCATTGGGCGGTTTCAATATCAGCCTGCAGATCGTCATCGCTGTTGGTGCCAGCGTTACTTCCCCTGCACGGCGCCTGCATCAAATCCGCTGATGGAGTTGGCAGCGTCGATTGCACGCTGGCGCAGCTGCACAGCATCATCGTCAAACTGGCACACAATACGATCCGGAGACTGAACATATTTCACCACGTCGCGGGTAATGGTTCGGTAAATCACTTTGGACTCGGCGGTGGCCACGGCGGCTTTCTCTTCAACCGGCTGGATGGCCTTCTCGGCTTTTTCCTTCTTCTTTGCCGCCAGCGCGTTGATATGGTCAGCGTGCGCACTCCAGCCAGAACGCCAGGCGAGCGCCCCGGTAACCGAGACAATGACCACCAGCGCCAGCAGAACATAACGCAGCTTCATGACAGCGCCGCCAGCGCCCGGCTGTAACGTACTTTGCGGTCAGCCAGCCCATTCTGCCCACCGTTGATGATCTGCGTGACCCGCACGATGTCGCCGGAATACAGCAGGCAGCCGCGTAACGCAAAGAACCAGGCCGCCGACCGGGCAGCGTGTCGTTCCTGCACTAGCAGCTCAGGAGTGCTCACCAGATCCAGCTTCAAGGCAGTGCCGCATTTGGTGTAGTTCTCACGCCCGGTGATCTGCAGCAGACCACGGCCACGATATTTCCAGCCGTCGCCCTCGAAGACGTTCCCCATGCGGCCGCCGTATACCAGGTTAGCAATCTGCGGCTGGTGGGCGTTCTGCTTACCGTCAACCCGGCCCAGCATCTCGCACTGGTAAGGCGTCAGGCGTTTACCGAAGGTTTTCTTCAGGCCGTCGACCGAATAGTTGAAGCTCTCCACCAGCGAGGTAAAGCCTGCCGATTCGTGGCCCAGCTGCGCGATGAACATGGCCCGATCGTTAACTGCGGTGATGCCGAACTCTTTCATTGCCGCATCGATATGCGGATACCAGCGCGAAGCCAGCCCGGCACTTACACCAGCTGCCTTTTCGAATTGCTGTTGATTCACTGTCAGCTCCTTTTGCCTGTGATGTTCCCCCGGGAGAGGAGCATCACAATCAGAAACCCGATGTTGACCACCAGCTCTGAGCGGTCGATGTAGAGGTAATCACCAACCCAGATACGGATGGGGATCGAGAAGAACGCCAGCGCCAGCAGATATGCCAGCGCCGAGAAATGACGTTTATGCTTGCGGTCGCCACGGTTGAAGCCAGCAATTAGCAGGCCCGTAATCAATGCGACCACCGCATGCAGTTGAAGCAGTACGAATGGAGTCAGAATCATTTCCCCTCCTCAGCCGCCTTCTTCTCAGCGCGCTTTTTGAGGGCAAGAACGATGGTGATCGCCGATGCCGCCGAGACCATGGCGCCGAGAGATTCAGGAATTCCCGCACCGTCGATGCCTGGCACAAAATTACCAATGACCTTGTTGATTACCCGTGTGGCGGTCGCCGCCCCGAGGATGCCAGAGATGAAGGCAGCAACACCGTACAGGCAACGTTCAAGAATGCTGAGGTTGTGGGACGTGAGAACGTAGATAAGCGCCCCGGCCAGCGCCCCAAGGATTACGCCAGCCTCAGTGTTTGCCCAGAATCCAGCAAAGGTGACAGTCGTAACCGCAGCATGCGCCGTGGCGCTGCCGGAAAGTGGTTCGGACATATGGTTTCCATATCAGAGGGAGATCAGGCTCTCCGGATGAATTAACGACGAGACGAGTGATGGGGGTTCCGGGAGCCTGAAATAGAAAAGGCCACCAAACGGTGACCTCAGAAAAGGAAAAACCCCGCCGGAGCGAGGTTTCAGGATTTGTTTGTTTAGGCTTTTCGACGCTGCCATCGTGGCGCAGCTCTGCCAAGCATGAATGGATTATTCATTTTTCTGGCCCGTTTTCAACTCTATTTGAAAAATATTTAACATACATCTCACTTTTGACCGGCTTCTATCTGTCGGCGAACAGCCAGAAATACCTTCGCCTGGAAGATTTCAAGGCACCAGCGCACCCGCTTACGCGCTTCTCCGTCAGTAAGCCAGGGGGCTACGTGCTGCAACTCCCGGGTGATGTCAGATATCTTCTTGCGGGTGGTGTAAAACTGCAGGCCGACCACATAAACCGGATCGCGCTGGTCGAAGGTGTTCAGCATGATCTGTTCGATAAAGTCGGCATCATCATGGCGCTCGCTCTCTTCTATCAGTTCAGACAGTGTTACCGGCCACAGAATGGACCGGGCGCGCAATGCTGCCTGTACGCCACGGAACCCCTCTTCCCTTGCCTGCCCCAGCGCCTCAGTGATACGCGATAGCTGACTGTCCGACCACTCCGATTGCTTGACCTCAGACCAGAACTGGCTGCAGTTCTCCAGGCGGTATTGCGCACGGGTTTTCCCGCCGACGCATTCTCCCCAGACCGTCAGCAGAGATTTGATCCAGGCAGACTGGACGCTCTTCAATGGTGTGAACTTCCCAAGGTAACTTTTTCTCGGCGCTGCAGCTGCTTTACCCAGACCTTCGATATGAATGCGGCGTTGACGTGGTGTCATCCTGTACTGCTCCTTAAGCCAGAACGCCGAGCGCAAAGGCCCGGTCCAGCACTCTGATTATCATTTCCGGCTGAGTACCGTGCTTACGCTCGAATTTCACCGGATCGTTATGTAGTTCGGTATGGTGCTGGCGGCACAGGGGGATCACGAGACTGTCGTGCGCCTTCGTTCCCATGCCTCCCTGGCCCCAGCCGATTAGATGGTGTGGATCATCTGACGGCCTGCCGCAGCACTCGCAAGGCTGCGTCTTAACCCATGCCAGATATTTGGGTTTGTCCCAGCGGGTCCGCTTTGGCCGCTTCATCAGGGTCTGCGGGGACTCGGGATCCACCAGTACGCCCACGACTGGCTTAATGGCTGGTGGTGCGCCTGCAGGTGCTGCAGGTAGCGCGCGGGCCTTGTCGGCGATGATGCTGGTGGCCGGTACCGACGGTACTATCTCGCTCTCACGGTACGTTTGTTTCTCCGCCGGCAGGCGCAATGCCTCGCGGGCAACGGATTCAGGCAGCGCGTCGGTGACAGCGGCACGAACAGCCCACCAGCACAATTCAGCCAGTGATAGTTCACGGGCTTTGTCGAGCGCCAGCGCTACACGAGCGATATCCAGCACCCAGTCGATGACGTTCTGACGCGCCAGCTCCGCCAGACGTTCGGTGTACTGCTCGCGCAGCCGGTTGTCGCAGTGGCCACAGAGAAGGATCGCGCCGGGCTCGTGCCGCATGGTGGTCAGTTCGTGATAGTGGTAATCGCTGTGCTGGTACTGGCAGGTGCCGCCGCCGTGGCGCAATAACCAGTATTCCAGGCCAGCCAGCCCACCAGCAGCGGTGATCACCTTTTCGTGGAGGAAGAACGGACGCAGCGCCGGGTTGGCCGCCAGCGGTTGCCGCAGATCGGGAACTCGCCCGGTCTCAAAGCTGGCCATGCTGGCAGGCTGGCTCTCCACCAGCACGCGCCCTGAAATGAACATGGGCATCAGCTCGCTGCCGGGCTTCAGCAGCACAACGCCCAGCTCCCGGGCAATAACCGGTTTCAGCAAGGCGCGCATCAGGCGATCTCCCCGATGATGATCTGCCCTACCTCACCCCAGCGCTTCGTCACGCGGGAATCCCAGATATGGGCGTCATCCGCATAGATGGCATCCATCAGGGCTTTCTCGAGGTTATCTTTGTCTGGCTTCTGCTGATGGGGTTTCCCCGTCATCTCCTGGCGCTTCTTCTTGCTCCAGCTCTGTGGCATCGGGAGGATAAACGTAATGTGTGCGCCTGCTTCCGGTAGCTCGACGCCCAGCAGCCGAACGTGATCGCAGAACGCGCGGTACCGGAGAACCTCCGGGCGTTTCTTCCACTTATCAGCGCGCGTCATCCTGGGTTTGCCCATCGGAGTGATGTTGTAGGTCTTCACGCTTCCCTCCAGAGCTTTTGCTGGAAGGTTTTATCCTGGCGCGGGGCTCTGTTGGCCTGAGGCAGATAAGCGGTGAGCGTCCAGTGGATGAGATCGACATCAAGGCTTCGCACTGTGCGCACGCCATTGGCGCGATAGCGGGCCTCGAGTTCGTCCACTTCTTTCGTTGTGAGCTGTGTGTGAATGAAGCTGGTTTTCTTCATGCCGTCACCTGTTCGAGCGCGGGCAAAAAGAAATCGCTGAATCCGGAAGGAACCAGTTTAAGTGCTTGTTTGGAAGGTTTTTGCGCCATGGTATCTCTCCAGTGGCGCAGCAGGCTGTCAGTTGTTCAGGCTGACGAGGTGACTATATCAGAAAGGGATGAGGGGCGGTAACCTGCCTTGACGAGCATCTGGGTGAACATCGATAAATCGCCGATCAGCTCATCAGGAGCCATAGGCCTACAACTAAATTTATCGCCGTATCGGTAAAACAGTACGCGGTCCTCAGGACCATATTGATATGACGCCATAACCAGTCCATCGTCACGACGCACCAAATCGTACCAACCCTTTTGCTGTGCCTCACTATCACTCACGAAACCCCCTCACTTTGCTATCCACAAATACCCTCTCCCGGCGGGGAGAAATCCTGTTCACAGAGCCAAAATAACAAACGGCGCAAATTTCCTAATAGGTTCGCCGGAAGAAAAATTCATTTTTTCCTGTAGCGTCTAAACAATACAACAAAACACTGTATGAATAAACAGTGAAATGACCTTGTGATTAGTTGATAAATCACACAAAATTTATTCAAACTAAAACACATGCTATTGTTTTTGTTGAAATAAATCTTGCTGTAGCTACTTTACACTTTTTATTGAGGTAATAATGATGGTTAAGGTTTGATTAGAATTCTGAAGAATATGGCGTCGGTGACATATCGTGTCATATCGGTATTTGTTGCTTTTGTATGTCTTTTAACCAATTGATGTCTAGGAAAATTTCACACCACATAAGCTATTAATGTAAACTTCCTAAAGCAACATGATTAAGCCACGTTAATAAGCGTATGTCAGATACCTCTCTGTATAGGCAAGCAAATGGCATAATCCAAACGGTTGAAATTGGATAAAAACCTTTACAAACAATAAGTTGCAGCAAGGCACTCTAAATGCTTGCATTAATATCAAAAAAAACATATGGATGAAAAGTCACATAGATAGTAATGTATTTTATTCTTGCAATGTTATAATTTGTTTATTAAGGGAAATTAATTGAATACCAATCCTGTAAATGCTTCACCAGCAAAAAAATTCTTCGTAGATATGCTAACAAGAGATATCGAACTAACGGATGCAATTTTAGATCTTGTTGACAACTGTCTAGATGGTGCAATGAGATCCATATCTGAAAAAAATCTCAATAATGATAAAAAATACAATGGTTTCTTTGCTAATCTTACTATGGATAAAGATACATTTATAATTGAAGATAACTGCGGTGGTATTTCAGCGAAGCGCGCCGCGGAAGAGGCTTTCAGACTTGGCAACACAAATTTTGGTAAAGAACGCAACATTCCAACCATAGGTGTTTACGGTATCGGTATGAAAAGGGCCATGTTCAAAATGGGAGCCCATTCAATTGTATCAACTAAAACTGATCAGGATGAATATGAGGTAGAAATAACCCCTCAATGGCTAAGCGATGATCACAACTGGCATTTGCCACTAACAAGAAAATCAACCGACTTGAGTCAAAATGGTACAAGAATACACATCACTAAAATAAGGGATGGTATTTCTAAGCTGTTGGACGATAAACATGTATTCCAATCAGATCTTATGAACATTATTTCGAACCATTTTGCGATAGTAATAAACAAAGGTTTTAAAATCAGTCTTAATGGTCAAGAAATAAAACCAAGCTTGACTTCATTGTTATTTAATGAGAGTGCCTTCAAAAATGGTGATGGCATAACTCCCTATATCTATACCAATGAGCAAAATGGCGTAAAAATTGAGCTTTCTGTTGGTTTTTATCGAGATCTAACAACTGATAATGAAGACGAAGAGTATTTGGAATCAAAAACTTCAAGCGAAAAGGCAGGATGGACAGTTATATGTAATGATCGTGTAGTGATTTATGCCGATAAAACACGACTTACAGGCTGGGGTGAAGCCGGCGTTCCTGCTTACCATACCCAGTTCATCGGTATTGCTGGTGTAGTCAAATTTACCTCCAATGATGCTAGTTTATTGCCCGTCACCACTACTAAAAGAGGAATTGATGGTAATTCTGACTTATATTTAGCGGTGAAAGACTATATGCGCGATGGTCTAAAAACTTTTATTCATTTTACCAACAAATGGAAATCTTACGGTAATAGCAATAATACTATTAAATCTATGAGTAACAAATCATTACCTGCTACATCGAGTGAATTAATCGACTTAATACCAAAAAAAGAACTCAAAACCAACCCGAAACCATTTGGTGGCAAGATTTATAAACCTACATTACCGTTGCCAAAAATTTCAACCAAAACGAAAATGATAAAATATAGTGTTGAATTAGATGAATTTAACCAAGTTGCAGAGTATTTATTTGATGATGTAAATATACCGGCAGTGGATGTAGGACGTAAAACATTTGAAAAAATGCTGAAAGAGGCATCAGAAAATGAGTAATGGAAATAGCATACCCTATCATCTTAGGCATAATAAAGCTGTTGATCGAAACCTCTTTATAGATCTACTTACTAAGGTAAATAACTGTAAAAACATATCAGATTATGTCTACGCCGGGTTTGGGGGTCCATTCCTTGAAGATTTTAAAGTGATGCACAGCGTATTAAAAATCAATAAAATGATATCGCTTGAATTGGTTGAAAACACCCATAAGCGGCAAAAATTTAACATGCCTAATTCCTGTATTGATATCGGTTCTAAACCTCAAACCAGTCAAAACTTTTTAACTAACTACAATTTTAAAAAACGTACCCGGCATATTGTGTGGCTAGATTATACTCTCCCTTCAATGCTGAATGACCAACTTGGTGAAATCGAGTTACTTTGCAATAAACTCAACGCTTTTGATATTATAAAAGTAACGGTAAATGCTCATTCTGAAACTCTTGGCCGCGATAGCAATGCCCCTTATTCATCTACACCGCATGAGTATAGGGCTGCGAATTTGAGTTCTATTCTTGACAGATATGCCCCGTATCCAATTGAACCGGATCACACAAAAACAAAGCAATATCCTACAACTTTATTGCATGCTATAAGGAAGGCTATGCATAGAGGTTTGTCCACAAGAAGCGATGTTTTCATCCAGCCGTTGTCATCATTTATTTACGCCGATGGCCAAACCATGTTAACCGCAACTGGAATTATATTAGAATCTGATGAATCAAAGACTAGGCGTTTTTTCAAGAAAAGCCGCTTGGATCATTGGCCTTTTATTGATAAAACATGGGAAAAACCTAGAAACATTAGTATTCCCACCATGTCTTTAAAAGAAAGATTTGAAATCGAATCAAAATTACCTGATAGTTCTCCCGAGGAAATCATAGCAGCTATGGGGTTCTATCTCTCTGAGACAGAACCCAAAACAATAAACCAATTAAAGACGTTTATTGAATATCAAAGAGCTATACCTTGGTTTTCTAAGGTGCAGTTCTGACTATTTACAGTACAAAAATTTGCTAATGGTAACAGCATTGCTTCTGCAACTAATGGGCATACGCTGTTACCTATCTGCCTAAAACTGTGCCATTTGGTATTATGAAATCTGAACCAATCAGGGAAACCTTGTAATCTTGCAGCTTCCCTAGGACTAATGACCCGTGACTGATAGGGATGTATTGGTCTAACAGCCTGAAAACTTCCTTTTTCTTTGCCTGTTCCCGCTCTAAGAGTCGGACAAAAACCGTTAGGATCAAGTCTTTTCGACTTGGATATCCGATCCATCTCCCCAAACTTTAAATTACCATAGCGTTTCTCAATTTCAATGCTATGCTTGGTACCCATAAACCCCGAGACAATATTATCCTTAAGCAATCTCAAGGACTCTTCGTCACCAACACCTAATGGAATATCCCCCCACAATTTTGTGTAAAATGTTCCATTGAAGTCTGTATTTATTTTTCTCCAACCTTCACTTTCAGTTTGCCAATTTGAATCGACATTGAAATCTATACCTGCTAGCGCTTCTCTAACAGTAATAGGGTTGACATTCTGTCTTGGTAAGAAATGCTCAACACTTAATAGTTCTGGTCCTAAGCTTTTTTTATAGCCAATAAAAAAAATACGAGTCCTTGTGGTAGGAGCACCATAATCTGATGCCTTCACTTTTAAAGGTGGCAATATATAATAATCATTTTCAATGAGACTGAATGCTTTGCTCCTTATAGGATCGTATTTATTATTCATAATGCCGGGAACATTTTCAGCCAAAAAACATAATGGTTGAATTTCACTAATAATTCTAAAAAAATGAAAGTATAATTCATTCCTTACGTCTTCAATATCGCCTTTACCGATACTACTGAAACCTTGGCATGGAGGGCCTCCTATCAGACACTCCAAAGAATCAATATTAATACTATTTAGCAACTCTCGCCCATTTATTAAAGATACATCTTCCATAAAATGGCGTGAGTTTGGAAAGTTGACGTGGTGAGTTGCGATTGCATGCTCATCGATCTCAATAGCAGCGGAAACCTCAAATCCAGCCCTCGCCGCACCTAAGCTCAGCCCACCCACTCCAGAAAATAAATCTATAACTTTCATATAGTTAACAACACCAAGAATTTCATTCTCATAAGTATATCATGCTTAAGTTCGTTATAGTTGAACTTAAGCATGACATTGTATCATTACGGGCAGTTAATATATTGGCAACTTAACTTCATCCTCAGGTTGAAATTTTATCAAATTTTTTAGTGCCGTTTTATTTAAATTAATAATCGAAATGAAAATGCCTGTTCGTGAATTCGGTCTCACTACGCACTGAGCTTTTTTCATGATACTTCACTTAGTGATTTTAGCTAAGTAATAGTGAAGTCAATAGTAGTCCTTCATTATCTTTTGGCTTGCCGCAGACACTTTTCCCGGCACTGCGCGAAGCGGGCCACCTCGAGCGAACTGCAGGCGATCGCCATCATGTCGGCGTAGACAGTTGCGGCCCGGCGCCAGAGACCTTTGCTCTCCAGCTCTTTAGCCTTCGTTTCAGCAGCGAGAATTTTTGCCGGATCGCCCTTCTGTTCCATGCATGGCAGCACCTCGTCAGGAATTTCTGCGCCTGGCGCCACGGTGTAACTGTATTGCGTTCCGTTGTGATTGCGGATAAGCACGCCCTCATCCGTCAGCGCACGCAGGTGCTTTCCGGCGGTGGTGCTTGCCATGTCTAGGGCTTCTGCAACGTCCTTGATGTCGCAGTTCGGCTGGTAGCGAACAAAGATCGCCACCTGGTCTTTCATCGTTAATGGTTTGGTCATTGGTCATCACTCGATTTAGTTGGTTAACCCTGCCGCTTTGCGGCGTTTGTACTCTTCCATCAGCAGCTGCGCCGGAGTTGGCCCTGCCGGGTGCTGCGGTGCGGCAAGCTGGCGGCGTATCGGCGGTACCGAAAGGCCGTTACTGATGTGCTTGCTCCATTTTGTTAACAGCTTCTCTGCCAGTTTTTTGAGTTCCCCCTCTGTCATCTGGCGCTCCACGCCCGTTCTGCGCATTTCAACGCAGATGTGATACAGGACTGGTTGCGACCATGGGTATTTATCGCTGCCTGAGTACCGGTAGGACTCGTTACGCCAGCGGCGGTATTCCGACATCACACATTCCGAAGTCAGGTTGAAGTGGTTAGCGCCGCTCTCTGAAACGAGCGATACAAACTCAGCGAGATCTGGCGGCCATGTGTTTCCAGCGGCACAACGCTCCATGCACTGCTGGCAGACCAGCTTGATTTGCTTTTCAGTCATCGAACCTATCTGGGCTATCCAGAGAGCTGAAGGCTCCGCCCCATTCTTCTGCGTCCACCGGTTCGAGAATATTTCCCCCATGACCTGCCACAGGCGCCATGCCGTTTCCGTTGCCATCAAGTCCATGGCGGCGTCTCCACTCTGCGTGGGCTGACTGAATCTGCTGAACAGCCCTGGATGCTGTAGGCTCTCTCCGAACTCCTGCATTCTCGTTACCTCCGGTTTCCGGTTGTTTTTTCGATCTCACCAGCACGATGTGCCGTGCGAATTTTTGCTCCCACTGAACCTGGGTGAAAATCTTTCCCTCTGACTCCCAGTACGACGCGAACTCAGCGAGTTCAGTGACAAGGTAATCAGGGTCAGGCAAAGCTATTCCCCACGTCGCCGCGCGCTGGCGAAAATCTCTGGATGGCAGCCACGCCCTGGTCATGGTGAATTTACCGATCGGCTCATCCAGACCCTCAAGGTATCGGGCTGCAGTTGACTCCGCTGGGGGCTGACCCTCTTCCGATTTTTCTTCCGCGCCCTCGTTAAGAGAGGGGTTTAGATCTTCTCTTCTCTTCTCTTCTCTGGTCCGCTTTTTGTCTGCATCCGATGCGGACAACTTGCGGACATTTCGTTTTCTGTCTGCCTCCTGCGCACGCCGTTTTGCGGACTGCCCGTTATGCTCAGAAAATCTTGGCATACAAAGACTTACATCAGTCGACTCAAGCCAGCCGACAGTGATAAGAGCCTGAGCGAAACCTTCAAATCCGATCATGTCGTTCAGAGTTTTTGGGGAGTAACCTTCTAGCTCTCCATCTACTGAGTGGGCATCAAACAGACACCATGTCGCATGAAGTGCGCCGACAACGCGCAATCTGTCCGCATCCAAAGCGGACGCAATGCGGACGACTTTGGGGTGTGTGTGCAAATCAGCACGCATCTTGATCCAGTCTCCAGCCATTACCGCTCTCCTGCCGTGGATGATTTATTGGTCATTGGTCAAAACTCGATTACGTAAATAGCGGAGCCAGAGCCTGCAGGTGAGCAATCACCACGCCAGCCAGTTCTCCTGGCAGCAGGGCTGCGTTGGCAAGAAGGTTTTCAAAGCCCTCTTTCGCCTGCTTCTTGGTTGGCAGGCCCAGTAACTTCGCCTGGTGATGCTCGCCGCACTCTTTTATTGCGTCGGCCACCAGCTCGAAATCTGTTTTACCCTGACGGAGGCCATGTTTTCTGGCGATCTCAATCGGCATTGCCATGCTGATCGCGTCCGCGAGTTGCATGACATAAGCCGTGTACTTGCTGGAATTGGTTTCGTTTTTCAGGTAGCGATAAAGGTTCTGTTTGTTCACAGTGATCCCACGCCCACCCTCTTTTGCCCACTGCTCGGCCACCAGCTGCGTAACAATGTCCTGCGCCTGGCCGGGCAGAGTAAGCTCCCACTCACGAACGGCTGTCAGGATCGCCTGGCGCCGTAGGTTGTCTCTGCGGCGAGGTTCATACTGATTTTCCGTTTTCAGCGAAGCGGGTTTCAGTCGGTTAAGATGTTCAAACGCTACTGATTGCATGATTATCCTTCCTGTTTGGTGACGGGATCGCTTGGAAACACACTGTCCAGAGTGCACTCCGCTCCTAAAGCGTTAAGTGTTTCAACGATGGTTCTGCATTCAGACAGCCCGGGCTCTCTAAGATCGGCTTCGTAGTTAGATAATCGCGAGCGCCCCCAGCCAAGAGCTTCGGCTAGCTGCGATTGCGACAATCCTAATTTCTGACGCTCAAAGGCAATGTTGTTCACGGTTAACTCCTACACAGATTTTATGCGCCATATTAGACACGTTTTGTGTCTAAGGTCAACCTCAGAATGTGTCACCTCGCTAGCCACAGAGCGTGGTAATATTTCGGAATGAAATCGATGGCTGAAATTATTGGTGAGAGACTCAAGTCTCTTCGGGAACGAAAGAAGTTAAGCCAGGCGCAGCTGTCTAAGCTGTGCGGCTGGTCTACTGCCTCAAGAGTAGGGAACTACGAGGGAGGGCTCAGGAATATTGGTGTGGATGACGCCATTACACTTGCCAGATACCTTGATACCACGCCTAGTTTTATTCTTTTCGGAGATGAGCAGAACAAAGGTCAGGAATTGCCAGAAAAACAACGGCGCCTGCTTTTGCTGTTTGATCAGCTTCCTTCTACCGAACAAGATAAAATGATTGACCTCTTCGAAGTGCGCCTCAGGGAAATTGACGATTACGTCGCTAAGTACCTCCAAGGCAGATACAAACCTGCAGAAGAATAATCCTCTCTGAACCGGCTTCGAGCCGGTTTTTTTATAGCTCTCTTAGCGTCTTTGCTAAGTCTCCTTTTCGCACGCCCATTGCTGTCACTTTTTGTGTTGACATGTAGACACGTAACGTGTCTATAATGATTTCACAAATTCAGTCATCCAGGCAGGACGCCCACGTAGTAGCTGCCGGCGGCATATGAAACACCGGATGAGATGACAAAAACTATCGCGCAGCAGGCTTTACCGTTCCGTCGGCCAGACGCAAAGGGCAACAAGGAGATAACCATGATCGACTACGCACGTAATCCCGTTAAACAGCAGGCTATTCGCCTCAACATCGTTGAAGTCCTGATCCGTAAGTTCTGCTACTTCATGGCGCAGAAAGGTAATCCAGAGCTCAACGCATGACCTCGCTTTTCGCCTTAATCGTTACCGTCTGCGCCCTCACCGGGGAATGTTCAGACATCATGCTCGGCGTTTATAACACCGAGGCGGTTTGTGAAGCAGCTGCCGCAGAGCAGCACGCGAAAGGACAGTGTTACCCGTACAAATCGGCTGACGACCAACAGCCAGCGTTACATTTTTAATCGAGTTTCGACCAATGGCTGTTGCCAGCCTGATGCCAGGTGCACATGGCATCGTGATGGTAATCCCGCCATCTCAACCAGACAGGAGTCGATGACCTGTTCTGGTTAAACTGGAAAAGTTCTCTTTGCCCGTCGCCCGTGGCGGGCCTTTTTTCCGGAGGATTTATGTCAGCGAACGAACTGGCATTGCGATTCAGCAGCGCACCGGCAGAGGAGTTAATTGGCATCCTGCCTGTTCTTGAAGTTAAAGAAGCGCTGCGCGGTGAAGTTGAAGAAGACGTTATGGATGAAGTCTGGCAGGAGCACCAGTTTGAAATGGAGGCTGTTGAGGAACAGACCGAGGAAGCGAACCGCCTGGCGAAGAAGTTTGAACTGGTAGCGGAGACGTTCGGAACGGCGATTAAGCTGGCACTGACCCTTCCATACGGCGAAGCGATTCAGGTTCTGCAGGATGCCATTGAAGATAACCCTGGCTACGGCCGGGATCCGGTGAAGGGATAG